ACACCTTGCAATATGTGAGAGTGATGTGAAAAATAATATGTTAGAAGTGACTAAAGTAAATGATGTTTATATTAAAGTAAATTGCCAAAATTCTATCGCACAGGAACTATGTGACTTTTTCTGTTACGAAGTGCCTGGCCATAAGTTCATGCCTGCTTTCAAGAGAAGAAAATGGGATGGAAAGATGCGATTGTTCAATGTCGCAAGCCGTAGAATATATGCTGGACTTCTTCCTCATGTTCGTGCCTTTGCACAACAGAGAAAGTATGACGTATCCTATGGTGAGGATAACGATAATGACCGATATGAGACTGCTGAGGACATTAAAGAGTTTTATGGTGTTCTACTCTCGGAAACAGACTTTGATGCTAGAGACTACCAAATAGACGGATTACTACAGTGTGTTAATTCTAAAAGGGGTGTGGTTGTCAGTCCAACAGGGAGTGGTAAGTCTTTAATGATCTATGCTCTATGTCGTTGGTTTACAGAAGAAAAGGTTGTGATTATTGTTCCGACTATTTCTCTTGTTGCACAGATGTATAAAGACTTTGTTGATTACGGAGGAAATCCAGAAGAGGCACATTGTGTTCAGGCTGGTATCAATCCACAGACAAATAGAAGAATTACAATATCAACGTGGCAATCTCTTGTAAAGCTTCCAAAGAAGTTCTTCTCTCAATTTGGACTTGTAATTGGAGATGAGTGTCATTCTTTTAAGTCTAAGTCTCTTGTTTCGATTATGACAAGACTTGAGAACTGTGAATATCGTTTTGGTTTTACAGGAACTCTTGATGGTATGGATATTCATAAGCTTGTTCTTGAGGGATTATTTGGTCGTGCAAGAAAAAATGTTTCTACTAAAGAATTGATGGACAGAAAACAACTGGCAAAGTTGAATATTACGTGTGTTATCTTTGGTTATACTCCGTCAGAGTGTCAACTTGTTAATAATATGGATTATCAGGATGAACTTGATTGGATTGTATCCAACAAAAAGAGAAATAAGTTCATTACAAATTTAGCTTGTGAACAGACAGAGAATACTCTTCTTCTGTTTCAATACGTAGAAAAACATGGTAGAATACTTTACGACATGATTAAGGAGTCATCAGATGACAAAAGAAAAATTTTTTTCGTATATGGAGGAACAGATTCCGAAAGTCGGGAAAAGGTTCGTGAAATTTGTGAATTACATCGGGGTTGCATTATTGTTGCTAGTGTCGGTGTTTTCAGTACTGGCATTAATATTCGCAATCTTCATAACATTATCTTTGGCTCTCCTAGTAAATCACGCATACGAAACTTACAAAGCATTGGTAGGTCGTTAAGAGTAACAGATAAAAAAAATATTGCAAAAATATTTGACTTAGCAGATGATTTAAGGTATAATAAGAAACCAAACTACACATTAAGACATTTTGCAGAAAGAATTAAGATTTATAAAGAAGAACAGTTTTCATATTCGGTGGTAAACGTAACATGACACAGGTTAATGAAGAAGATTTATACAGCTACGAGATATTGGTTTTAAAGCTTACAAGTGGAGATACAGTCGTATCTTACGCAGATATAAGTGATCCTGATAGTATTCGATTGTATAGACCTCTCGAAGTGAGGTGGATGACAGGACAAAAAAGCGGTCATGGTCTTTTGCCGTGGATGCCTTTTAGTGAAAGTGAAGTTTATAGTGTTCATAGAAAAAACATTGTTGTCATGGAAACTCCTATTAAGGTTATGATAGATGGTTATATCAGTTCTTGTGATATGTACGATGAAGAACCTACACGATACAAGTACACAGAAGAACGAAATGACGAATGGGAAGAAGAATTTGGTACAGAGGGAGTTAGATTTGCTGATCAAAAATCGGAACAAATCTACGAAGCAATGTTGCAAAGATTAGCAAACACACACATGAAAGTTCATTGAAATGGCTCGTAAGAAATCTGAACACTATGTCAACAATAAAATGTTTTTTGAAGCACTTGTTGAGTTCAAAGGAAAAGTTATAGCTGCAAAGGATAATGATGATCCAAGACCTCAACCTTCCACATACATTGGAAGTTGTATTATGAAGATTGCAACACATCTTTCTCATAAACCAAACTTTACAAACTATACCTTCAAGGAAGAAATGATAAGTGATGGTATAGAAAACTCTTTGCAATACATTGATAATTTTAATCCAGAGAAATCACAGAATCCATTTGCATATTTTACACAGATTATATACTATGCCTTTCTTCGTAGAATTGAAAAAGAGAAGAAACAATTATACACCAAGTATAAGATGACGGATCAAGTTAATATAAATCAAACAGCTTCAATATCTCAGACTCACAATGGATTGACATGGGGTCAGGATAACTATGGAGGAGCAAATCTTGGGTCGGAAATAAAATACAATGAGTGGACACAGGAAAAGGTGTCAAACTTTATTGATGACTTTGAGGTAAAGAAAAGAAAGAAAGTACAGAAAAGAACTGCTGATACAACAACTATATTTTCAGATTGATAAAGGGAAGACATGATACCGATAGGAAATTTATTGAACGATACAATAACCATATACGGAAAAGAGGGTTGTGGTTACTGTATCTTAGCTAAATCGTTGTGTGAAGAAAAAGGATTTACATATACGTATAAAACTTTAGAAAAAGACTTTACAATAGAAGAACTTTATGGTATAGTACCATTTAAGACATTTCCACAGATATTCTATAATGATAAGAGTGTTGGTGGATATACAGAGTTTAAAGCAATAGTTGATAATTTGGAATCTTAATTTTGTATGGAATTATATATCTTTGTTGTCCTTTTATTGGGTATTTTCTAGCAATAATGTGTACAGTACTTTTTGGTGAATTTATATATGAGAATAAAAACATTGCAGAAGAAACTTTATTTTTTGTTGTGTTGTCTTTTCTCTATGTTTTTGTAAGACAGATTATGGGTAAGTTTAAATGAAGATAGCTCTTGTGACCGATACCCACTTCGGCGGGAAATCTGATAGTGAAGTGTTTGCAAAGTATAACGGCAAATTTTATAATGATATATTCTTTCCTTACTTGAAGAAAGAAAACATAACACAAATCATTCATCTTGGTGATATTGTTGATCGAAGAAAGTTTATAAACTTCTCGACTGCTAGACATATGCACGATACCTTCATAAAACCGATTGTAGACATGAATATCAAGGCTGATTTGATTATAGGTAATCACGACACCTATTTCAAGAACACTAACGATATCAACTCTATGAGGGAACTATACGGGCATACCACGTATGATAACCTCTCATACTTTGATAAGTCAACTATAAGAGAGTATGATGGAACAGAGATACTTCTACAGCCTTGGATTTGTTCTTCAAACTATGATGAATCTATGAAAATCATTCGAGAGACTTCTGCACAAATACTATTTGGCCATTTGGAGATACAGGGGTTTATGATGTATCGAGATGGTATGGCTTGTCACAATGGATTGACTCCAGAAATGTTTTCTCGATTTGACGTTGTTTGTTCTGGACATTTTCATCATCGTTCTAAAATGGAGAATATACAATATCTTGGTTGTCCTTATGAGATGACTTGGAGTGACTATAATGACAATAAAGGCTTTCATGTGTTCGATACTGAAAAAAGAACCTTGACTTTCATACAGAATCCGTATAGACTGTTTCATAAGATTGTGTATGATGACTCTAAGATGAGCTTAACAGATGTGATGAAGAAGGATTACTCTTTTTATACTGATACGTATGTCAAGGTAATTATTTCTTCAAAAAATAATCCGTATATGCTTGACAAACTTTTGGATAATCTGTATCAGGCAAATCCTCATAATGTTGCCATTGTAGATGATCATAAGAATATAAATGAACAGACAGATGAAGAGATTGGAGTTGATGCAGAGGATACTCTTACTATTCTTCGTAAGTACGTTACAAATATAGACATTAGTGATAATGAAAAGTATCTTGTGAAAGCAGAAATAGACAATCTGTATCATAGGGCTCAGAATATGGAGATTTGATTTGATTGTTTTTGAGATGATTCGTTATAAGAATTTTCTTTCATCGGGTAATGTATGGACAGAAATACCACTTAACGAAGCTCCAAATACTCTTGTGATTGGTGATAATGGTGCTGGAAAATCCACAATGCTTGATGCGTTGTGTTTTACTTTATTCAATAAACCTTTTCGTTCTATAACAAAGAAACAGCTGATTAACTCTGTCAATCAATCAAAGACACTTGCAGAAGTTATCTTTCGTATTGGTAGTCAAGTCTACACAGTTCGTAGAGGTATCAAACCGAATATATTTGAAATTGAACTGAATGGTAAGTTACAGAATCAAGATGCAGCTGTAAGAGATTACCAAAACTATCTTGAAGATAGTATTCTTAAATTGAATTACACTTCCTTTACACAGATTGTTATATTGGGTTCTTCAACCTTTGTTCCTTTCATGCAGCTTCCTGCTATGAAAAGAAGAGAGATTATTGAAGATTTACTTGACATTAAAATATTCTCTGTTATGAATGTTCTTGTTAAAGAAAAGATTGCCAATAATCGTGAGAGACTACAAGAGCTTAATCGTGATATTGAATCTATTAAGGATAAGATAAAGGTTCGTAAGATTCTCATCAATCGTATGAAAGAGGATAAACAATCTTTTGAGAAGGACTATAAACAAAAACTATTGGACACAGAGAAACAAATAGAACAGTGTAATGTATCCATAGAAAGAATAACTTCGGACATATCCAATAAGAATGAGCTGTTGGTAGATTGGGATGAAACAAAAAAGAAGTTCAATACTCTACGAGACTTCTCTAAAACATTTAGAACCAAAGTTGATCGTGTTTCAAAAGAAGTAAAGTTCTATGAGACAAATGAAGAATGTCCAACGTGTCACCAAGAGATTGATAAAAACTTTATTGAAAAAAAGATGAATGAGCTAACAGAAACAAAAACACGAAACGAAGATGCAATTGCAGAAGCAAAGAAACAGATTGAAGCTCTTGCAATTTCTCTTGAAAAGTATACAAACATCTCCAATGAAATCACAAAGAACAATGCAGAAGTATCCAAATTCAATAGTGACATCTCTGCACTTAATCAGTATAAGTCAACACTACTTTCTAATCTTCAAGAAAACTCTTCCAAACAAAGTGATGTAGAGACAGAGAAGGCTACAGTCAAGGAACTTGCAGTACAGGGAATGGACAGAGAAGAAAAGAAGAAAAGTCTATTGTCGGAAAGAAATACACTTTCATACTGTTCTGATTTGTTAAGAGATAGTGGTGTTAAGACTCGTATCATCAAACAGTATATACCCATTATGAACAAACTCATAAATAAGTATCTAGCCTCTATGGACTTCTTTGTAGATTTTGAAATTGATGAGGAGTTCAACGAGACAATACGTTCTCGACATAGAGATAGTTTTAAGTATGCTTCGTTTAGTGAAGGTGAAAAAATGAGAATTGATCTTGCACTTCTTCTAACTTGGCGTTCGATTGCAAAGATGAAGAACTCCACCAACACAAATCTTCTTATACTTGATGAGGTCTTTGATGCCTCTCTTGATTCAAGTGGTTGTGAGGACTTTCTTAAACTTCTCAACGATATTGGAAAAGATACAAATGTATTTACAATTTCTCACAAAGGAGATATTCTTCAAGACAAGTTTGAAAATGTAATTCGTTTTGTCAAAGAAAGGAATTTTAGTCGTGTTGCTGCTTAATGGTGATTGTTTAGAAGAAATGCAAAAACTTATTGATGATGGAGTACAAGTTGATTCCGTTGTTACAGACCCACCATACGAACTTGGATTTATGGGTAAGAGTTGGGATTCAACTGGTATTGCTTTTCAGAAAGAAACGTGGGAACTTGCATATCAATTATTGAAGCCTGGCGGGCATTTGCTCGCATTTTCTAGTAGTAGAACATATCACAGAATGGCAGTTGCGATAGAAGATGCTGGTTTTGAAATTCGTGACCAGATTATGTGGTTGTATGGAAGTGGGTTTCCTAAGAGTTTGAATATTGGAAAGGCGATAGATAAGAGGAATGGTGTTCAAGGAGATGTGATTAGCACACGCAAAGTTACATCATCTGACATTGGACAAAAGAGTGGTTGGAATCATCTTAACACAGACAGAGGTGATTATGAATACAGAGAAATAATGAATGAACATGAAGGTTGGGGTACTGCACTCAAGCCTGCACACGAACCTATTGTGATGGCAAGAAAACCATTATCAGAAAAATCTATTGCAGATAACGTATTGAAACATGGAACTGGTGGAATCAATATTGATGGGTGTAGAATAAAAGGGGACACCAATATAAAAACTAGAGTAAGAAAGGCTGGTTCCGAATTTGGTCAAAACTCTGGTTGGAATGACCACAAAAATGTAGACACAACATATGATCCATCAAAAGGTAGATTTCCTGCCAATGTAATGCATGATGGATTGCAAGAAGATTGGGCTAGATATTTTTATTGTCCTAAAACATCAAGTGAAGAACGTGGAGAATTAAACACGCATCCCACAGTTAAACCTCAAAAACTTATGCAGTATTTGTGTCGATTAGTGACGCCTAAAAACGGAACAGTTCTTGACCTGTTTATGGGAAGTGGGTCTACAGGTATAGCTGCAAAAGATGAGGGATTTAACTTTATTGGAATTGAAAAAGACAAAGAATATTTTGAGATTGCAGAAGCAAGAATAAAATCTTCTTCTCCTCTTATGGATTGTTTTGAATGAAACTTACAATGAAAAATATAGGTGGTGAGATTGCCAAACAAGATGACCGATATATGGTTGTTGATAATGCCTTTGGAAATAATCTTGTTTTAAGTAGTACCCGTCTTTATGGTCTTGAAGAAACAAATGGTCACAGTCATAAAGGACAAGAAGAAGTTTATTTCTTTGTACAGGGCCGAGGTAAAATGCAGTTAGATGATGACACTTTTTCTGTGAAGGCTGGAGATGTTATACCCATACAAGATGGAGTCTTTCACAAAGTATTTAATACTTCAAAAAAAGATTTGTATTTTGTTTGCGTGTTCGATGGAACTCGTACTAAATAAAGGTATTGACTTTATAATAAATAATGTGGTATAAGTAAATTATGACAGATTTTGACAAATATAAATTAGTAAAACCAAATGACCCGATTCTCAAAGAGAAGTGTGAGCCATTTGATTTTGACGATCCACCAATACATCCTCTTGCTTTGCAAGACATATTCAAACATCATCTTATTGGTAAGAACGCTCTAGGCATATCTGCTAGTCAACTTGGTATGTCTTATAGAGTCTTTGCCATTCAAGATTATGAAGAGAAGAATGTAGGAATGATTTTTAATCCTAATATAGTTAATTTCTCAAAAGAAACGACAGTAGAGGAAGAAGGGTGTTTATCCTATCCTGGCCTCTATGTAAAAATAAGACGTTCTAAAGAGATTCGTATGAGATGGACAAATCAGTTCGGAGAAATAAATACAAGTAAGTTCACAGGAATGACAGCTCGTATATTTCAACATGAGTATGATCATATCAATGGAGTCATATATCACACAAGAGCAAATAGATATCATCTTGATCTTGCAAGAAACAAGAAACGTAAACTCGACAAAGCCAGAAAGAGGTTATCAGCATGAAAGTAGAAGTTAGCATTGAAGAAATGCGAAAGAAGAAAATATTCATTGGAACACCTATGTAT